GTGCATCTGCCTGAGCGCTTCACGATCAAGGCTGACGAGATCCAAGGCATCCGTGCCTTCGGCACTCGCACTGAACTGCAGGCGGTGCAGGACGTGGTCAATGCGCGGCTGGCAAAGGCGCGGCGCCAGTTGGACGCCACGCACGAATTCCAGCGTATGGGCGCACTGAATGGCCAGATCCTCGACGCCGATGGCAAAACCGTGCTGCTGGATCTCTATGATCGCTTCGGTGTGGAGCGCCAAAAGTTGTCCATGGGGCTGGCGGATGCGGGCACGGAACTGCGGGTCAAGTGCGGTGAAGCGCTGGACATGCAGGAAGACGCGCTCGGCAGCGTGACCAGCACCGGTTCTCGCGCCTTCTGCGGCAAGAACTTCTGGAACAAGCTGATCGTTCACAAGTCGGTCAAAGAGACCTACCTCAACAGTCAGCAAGCGGCAGCGCTGCGTGGTGATGCTCGTGAAAGCTTCGAGTTCGGCGGCATCATCTGGGAACGCTACCGTGGCAAGGTGGCCGGCGTTTCCTTTGTTCATGACGACAAGGCGCTGCTGGTTCCCGAAGGCGTCCCCGACCTTTATATCTCTGTGTTCGCGCCGGCCGACTACATGGAAACAGTCAACACCCAGGGCATCCCTTACTACAGCATGATCGAGCCGCTGCCTTTCAACAAAGGCATGGCCGGTGAGGCTCAGTCCAACCCGTTGCACCTGTGCACCCGACCGCGTGCGCAGGTCCTGCTGGAACTCTGACCGTGGGCTTTCGCGATCTGATCGCCGAGGTAGACGCGGTGGTGTTCGAAACGCTGGGCGACACCGCACGGATCGAGGGTCGCGAGGAGCCCGTGTTCGGCATGTTCGCCGCGCCCTGGCTGCAACCCAAGTTCGGCAAGCTCAACACCGGGTTGCGCGAGCCGCGCTTCGAGATCCGCGTCAGCGATTCGCAAGGTCTGCAGCAGGGCATGCTGGTCAGCGTTGACCTGCCTGCCTTGGACGGCGGCGGTGACTACGACTTGATCCAGCTTGAACCCAGCGGTGACGGGCTGGTCGCTCTGATTCTGAGGTTACGGCCATGAGCGTCGGCAGCTATTTCAAACCCTCGGCCGGGGGCGGGATGATCTCTATCCAGTCCTCCGCCGCAGATTTTCAGGCGTTCCAGGACTTTGCCAAGGTGGTACCGAAAGCGGCCGCTGCGGCGCATCGGCGCGCGATCAACAAGACGTTGGGTTGGTTGCGCACGCACATTGCCCGAGCCGTCAGCCGGTCAGAGCGCATTGCTGTTGCGGCGGTGCGTCAGCGGTTGCGCAGCTATCCGGTTTCCGGCGGTGCCGCGAGCGGCAAACTGTGGTTCGGGTTGAACGCCATCGAGTCCAGCCGGATCGGCCGGGCGCGGCAAAGCGGCAGCGGCGTGTCAGTAGCGGGGCGGCGTTACCAGGGGGCTTTCCTCAAGAAGGTCTACGGCAACAAGCCCGACATCTGGATCCGAACGGCCAGCAAGCATTTCAACGCGGACGACTACCCCGACAGCACGGTGTCACCTGGTCGCGGGCCGAGTTCGGGTTGGGTTGCAGAAAACGGCAGTCGTTTCCCGCTGGCCAAAGCCAAGGTATCACTGGAGCAAGCCCGGCCGCACTTCGAAAGCTGGGTAAAAAAAGCGGACGAGCGCCTGCTGGAAATCCTCAAGCAGGAACTCAACTTTGAGCTGCAGAAGTACCTCAAGAGGATCGGCAATGTCTGAAGAACCGTTCAGCCTGGATCAGCTTTATCGGGCCGTAGAACAGCATTTGCGTACCCACTTGGCTGGCGTGCAAACCGTCACAGCCTGGCCAGACATTAAGGATCGCGTGTTGCTGCCAGCGGTGTTTCTGGAGGTGGCCGAGATCGAGCCGGGTACCGATATCGGCACCGGCGAAACCTCGCTGGTCTGCAAGTTCGAGGCTCGGATCATTGCTGACCCGATCAAGCCGCACCATCATCAACAGGCCGTGCAATTGGCGACCCAGTTGGCGGTGCTGCTGCGTGCGCAGACGTGGGGATTGGCAGTTGAACCCGCCGAGTTTGTGCAATCGCTGCAGGACTGGACCCAGCCGCACCTGGATGGATACACCGTGTGGCTGGTGGAATGGACTCAGCAGGTTTATCTGGGCCCGGAGGAATGGCTTTGGCCGGACGAACCGCCGGTGATGTTGCTGATTGGATTCCAGGACGACGCCAAAGAGGACTTTGTCTCAGCGGAGGCGATATGAGCAGCTACGCGAGCGCCCAGCATGACCGCATGATTGCGGGGGCGGTAAAGGCTTGCTACGTGGTTGCGGTGGACCTGTCCGCTTCGCCGCCGGTATGTCGCGTGTCGGATGGCAGTGAATGGGTCAGCGCTTGGGTGCGGTGGCACAGCATCGCAGCGGGCAAGGCCAGGCACTGGCGTGCGCCGTCTTTGGGCGAGCAGGGCAGTTTGATCAGTCCCAGCGGTGACGTATCGCAAGGCACCTTTGTCCCGGGCCTGTATGGCAATGCCGGACCGCCTCCAGATAATCGCGACCACGTCGAGGTCTGGCGTTTTGATGACGGCGGCTCGCTGATCTACGACTGGCAGGCCAAGAGCTACAGCATCACCCTGCCGAGCGGTACGGTCACCATCAAAGTGGCCAGCACCGAAGCGGTCGTAACCGATGCGGCCGTGAGCGTGACTACCGGCAACATCAATCTGAAAGCGGCGGTGATGATCGACGGTGCGCTACACGTTACTAAGGGCATCACCAGCGCCGGCGCGATCATTGACGCCACCGGCAACAGTAATCACCACACGCATTAATTCATTCACGACAGCCCGCCCAGTGCGGGCTTTTTCATGCCTGGAGAAACAGATGGCCAAGATCGATACGACCGTCACCGAGGTGCAAGCGTCCTCGGAACTGGCAATTGCATCCTCACCGTTCTCATCACCCGAACTCTTGAAATACCGCGACAAGCTCTACACGTCGCGACTGTTGATCGTCCCCGGCACTGACCGTTCCTATCCGGTCGACAAGGCAACGGTCGTGGTGCCGGCCTCCGACATCGAAGCGGTCAAGTTCCTGAAAGCCAGCGAAGAATACGAGCCGATCAAGGAGTGACATCGATGATCGGAATGGATCGCCACACCGGCCTACCCATATCCGGCATCGAGCACTTGCGCCAATCCATTGCCGACATCTTGAGCACGCCGCTGGGCAGTCGCCGGCACCGTATGGAGTACGGCAGCAAGCTACGGCGGTTTGTCGATTTGCCCATCAACGAAGGCTGGAAAAGTGCCGTACAGGCTGAGGTTGCCCGCGCGCTTGGGCGCTGGGAGCCGCGTTTGAAGTTGGATCAGGTGCGCGTCATTTCCGTCATTGGCGGGCAAATCAATTTGCAGATCGTCGGGAAGTACCTAGGCGACAGCGTCACGTTGGAGGTGGCCGCATGAGTACCGTAGATCTGTCTTCGCTGCCGGCCCCGACCGTGCTGGAGCCTCTGGACTTCGAAGAGGTTTATCAGGACGGGCTGAGCGTGTTTCGCGGGTACATGGGCGGCAACTGGACGGCCGCGCTGGAAAGCGACCCAGTGGTGAAAGTGCTTGAGGTCGGGGCTTACAACAAGGTCGGCAACCGCGCCCGAGTCAATGATGCCGGCAAGGCGCTTTTACTGGCGCATGCCATACGCGGCGATCTCGATCACTTGGGCGCAAACGTCAATCTGAAGCGCCTGGTCATTCAGGCCGAGGATCTGCTGGCAGTGCCACCGGTGCCCAAGGTCATGGAAGACGATGATCCGTTTCGCGAACGCATCCAGCTGGCCTATGAGGGCTTGACCACGGCCGGCCCGCGTAACAGCTACATCCTGCATGCGCGTAACGCCTCTGGGCTAGTGGCAGATGCCACGGCTGAAAGCCCGGCGCCCTGTTACGTCACGGTCACGGTGCTGGGGTTGGACGGGGAAGGCGAAGCGCCGCCGGAGCTGCTGGCAACGGTGGCCGCTGCTCTGAATGACGATGACGTCCGTCCGGTGGGTGATCGCGTGACTGTGCAGAGCGCAGAGGTGATCCGTTACGAGATTGACGCCATCTTGCACATGGCCAGCGCTGGGCCGGAAGCGGATGCCAGTTTGGCCGAGGCCAAAAACCGCTTGGCAGGCTGGATCAATCCACGCAAGCGCTTGGGCGTCGAGGTCGCCCGCTCCGCTGTTGACGCACAGTTGCACGTTGCCGGCGTTGCCCGAGTTGAGTTGGTCGGCTGGCAGGATCTGGCCCCGACCAAGGCGCAAGCGGCGTTTTGTACGCGCTACAACGTGAGGCTGGCGGGCTGATATGAAAAGTCTCCTACCGCTCAACAGCACGCAACTGGAACGGGCCATGGAGGCCGCGTTCTTCGAAAAGACGATTGTCCCTCTACGCGACCTCTACAACGCTGATACCTGCCCGGTGCATTTGCTGCCGCATCTGGCATGGGCGTGGTCGGTGGATCGTTGGGATTATCGGTGGAGCGAAGTTACCAAGCGCGCGGCCATCAAGGCGTCGTACTACATCCACAAGCACAAAGGCACCATCGGCGCGTTGCGCCGGGTGGTCGAGCCGCTCGGCTACCTGATCGAGATTGTCGAGTGGTTCAACACGGTGCCTGAGGGCGTGCCGGGCACCTTCGCGCTGAAGGTCGGGGTGCTGGATACCGGCATCACCGAAGAAATGTATCAGGAGCTTGAGCGCCTGATTGACGATGCCAAGCCCGTCACCCGGCAACTGACTGGGCTGGCGATCAGCCTGGAAACTCAAGGCGATTTGAATATCGCCGTGTCCCTCTACGAAGGCGACGAAATCGACGTTTACCCGCCCGTCATGCGTGACATTGAGGTCACTGGCCGCTTTGGCGTGGTCGGTCGCGAACACACCATTGATACCCTGGACGTTTATTATGATTGATGCGAATTCGCAGTTTTTCGCGATCCTTACGAATGTGGGGATGGCCAAGCAGGCGAACGCCGACGCGCTCGGCATTCCCTGGCTGATCACGCAAATGGGCGTGGGGGATGCCAACCCGAACGGGCTGGCGGATCCGCCCAACCCGGTGCCGTCGGCCGACCAAACCAAGCTGCTCAATGAGTGGCGCCGCAAGCCGCTCAATCAATTGAAGACTGACCCGGTCAACCCGGCGGTGATCATCGCCGAGCAGATCATCCCGGCCGACGAGGGCGGTAAGTGGATCCGCGAAATGGGCCTTTACGATGCGGACGGCGATCTGGTGGCGGTGGCTAATTGCGCGCCAAGCTTCAAACCGCTGCTGTCGCAAGGCTCGGGCCGCACGCAAATCGTGCGGATGAACTTCATTGTCACCAGTGCCGGCAACATTCAGCTCAAGATTGACCCGTCGGTGGTGCTGGCGACGCGTGAGTACGTCGACGCAAAGATTCTGGAAGAGCTGTACAAGCTCGACAGCAAACAGTCGGTGCGTGTCGCGACAACGGCCAACATTGCCTTGACGGGGCTACAGTCCATTGACGGCGTGGCGCTGACTCTCGGTGACCGGGTACTGGTGAAAAACCAGAACGCCGCCAAGGACAATGGCATTTGGGTTGCAGTGGCGGCAGGCTGGTCGCGTGCGGCAGATGCAGACTCGAATGCCGAGGTGACCTCGGCATTGCTGGTGTCGGTCGAGCAGGGCGCAACATTGGCCGATACACGTTGGCAGTTGATCACCGACGGGGCGATTGTCCTGGGCACCACGGCGCTGACCTTCCAGAACGTCACGCAAGGCTTCGCGCCGATCAACTCTCCGGCGCTGATCAATCCCACGGGAAATACCCCGGGTCAATTCGACAGCAGTAAGCTGCTCGCTAATACCGAATTTGTTAAGCGTATGGGCGTTGAGTATTCATCCTTTACAACCAATGGGGTGAATACGGCGCTTACGGCGGCGCATGTAGGGGGAATGCACAATTTTTCAGGGGCTGCATTATTGGTGGCCACGCTACCCCCTACAGCGGGCGTTGCCCAGGGCGCGACAATCTCCCTTGTTTGCTCTAGCGGGGTTGGCCTGAGCATTCAGCCGGCGGCCGGGGATGCGCTGTATACGTCAATCGGCTCAGTTGGATCGATCGTGTTGGGGGTGGCTGACACGGCCGAATTTGTCCGCATCGATACTCAATGGCGCTTACTGGGTGGTACTGCGGCGCTCAAGTATTGCGCCGTGATGCAGGGTGCCAACTGGTTGACGCAGCCGCAGTTTGATAGCGGTAAGTCATTCGCGACGACGGAGTTTGTTCAGCGCGCGCTAGGTAACTTGTCCGGTGTGGCAGATATCGGGACTGGCACATTTGCGAATGCTGGCCACGTTGGCAAAAACTTAAACATCGGCGCCGGCAACTCATTCCTGCCGTCCACGGCAGGCATCGCTGATGGCTCGGTTCTGCATTACAAAAATACGGGCATTGGCAGCCATACGTTGTCGCGCACCGGGGCTGACGTAATTTCCTGCGATGGATCGCCCTTGACGTCGATCGTAGTTGGCACCGGCGAAGACCTGCAATTAGTCAAGGTTGGTGCCAACTGGATTGGCTCGGGAACGGCGGCGCTTAAACACAGTGCGGCCTTCATGGCCTCTTTACCTAGCGGTTATCAGAAGCTTCCAAGCGGCCTTATTCTTCAGTGGGGGTCGACGGGCGTCACGACGACGTCGGTAGGCGCCACCTTCCCGGTGGCCTTTCCAAACCGCTGTGCGTGGATTTGCAGCCAAGACAATGGCGGGGCACCAAGCGTATCGATTTGGACTTTCACTGTCGCAGGGAGCGGCTTCACGGCGCACAACATCGGAGCGTTGAACAAGGGTTCGGCGGCAGTAATTGCTTCGGTCGCGTCAGCCTGCGCATGGTTTGCCGTGGGCTACTGAGGAGAAATATCTATGTTCGCTTCACCGTCCAAGTGCGGTTTTTTTGATCCTTCGATTCATTCGTCGATGCCGGATGACGTGATCGAGATTACAGCTGAGCGCCATGCGCAACTACTGAAGGGCGAGTCACAGGGGAAGATGATTGACTTCGCTCCTGTCAGCGGCCCGGAGTTGATCGACAAGCCCCAGCCGACTTACGAGGCGCAGGTTGCTGAAGAGCGTGGTTGGCGCGATTCGCAATTACTCTTAACTGATCCTCTGGTTTCCCGCCATCGCGACGAAGTCGAAGAAGGCGGGTTGACCTCGATCACGCCTGAGCAATATGCCGACCTGCAACGCTACCGCCGGCTGTTGCGCGAATGGCCGCAAGGGGATCAATTCCCACTGATCGATCATCGTCCGATCTCACCGCCCTGGTTGATCGAGCAGATCCAATAGACGCCCCGCACTGACGGGGCGTTTTCTTTTCCGTTACGCGTAACACGAACACCCTCACAGCCTCGCTTATGCGGGGCTTTTTCGTTTCTGGAGACTGACCCTTATGAGTTTCTTTCACGGCGTTACGACCACGTCGGTCGACACTGGCGCGCGCACCATCTCGCTGCCGTCGTCGTCGATTATCGGTCTGTGCGATACCTTCACACCTGGCGTTCTCGGCGGTGGTACGGCCAAGGCGGGCGAGCTGAAGTTGATCACCACCGAGCGCGAAGCCATCGCCGCTTTCGGCCCTGACTCGGCGATCACCAAGGCCTGCCAGGCCATCTACGTCAAGGCCAAAGCGGTGATCGTCGCCATCGGTGTGGCCAAGCTGGAAGACCCCGCGCTGCAGACCTCGGCGATCATCGGCGGCGTTCTGGCCTCGGGCCAGCGCACCGGACTACAGGCGCTGCTTGATGGCAAAAGCCTGTTCAATGCGCAGCCGCGATTGTTGATCGCACCGGGTCATACCGCGACTCAGGCGGTCGCCACAGCGCTCGATAGCTTGGCGCAGAAACTGCGGGCAATCGGCATCATCGACGGCCCTGGCACCACCGACGAGGCCGCCATGGCCTACGCCGATAACTTCGGCAGTCGCAACCTGTTCATGGTCGACCCGGGCGTCAAGTATTGGGACACCATCACCAGCAAGACGGTCGACGCCCCCGGTTCGGCTTGGGCAGCGGGTCTGTTTGCCTGGACGGATGCTGAATACGGTTTCTGGGCCTCGCCATCGAACAAGGAGTTGACGGGTATCACCGGCACCGGTCGCGCGGTCGAGTACCTGGACGGCGACGAAACTTGCCGGGCCAACCTGCTCAACAACGCCAATATCACCACGATCATTCGCGATGACGGTTACCGCCTGTGGGGTAACCGCACGCTGTCGAGCGATCCGAAGTGGGCGTTCGTTACCCGTGTTCGCACGCTGTTCATCCTCATGGACGCAGTGCAGGCCGGGCACAAGTGGGCGGTCGACCGATCGATCACCAAGACCTACGTGACCGATGTCACCAACGGTCTCAACGCGTTCATGGCTGACCTCAAAGCCCAGGGCGCAATCATCAACTTTGAAGTGTTCCCCGACACCGAACTGAACACGGCCAGCCAGATCGCCCAGGGCAAGGTGTATTGGCGCATCCGTTTCACCGACGTGCCGCCTGCAGAAAACCCGAATTTCCTTTTCGAAGTCACCGATCAGTGGATGACCGAAGTGCTTGAAGCAGCCTAAGGGGGCGTAACCAATGATTCCTCAGACTTTGTACAACACCAACCTGTTCGTCGACGGCGTGAACTTCTCCGGCGACGTGCCGAGCCTGACGCTGCCCAAGCTGACCACCAAGACCGACGAATATCGTGGGGGCGGCATGGCCGGTCCCATCGAGATGGATCAGGGGCTGGAAAAAATGGAAGCCTCGTTTGTCACCAAGGGCGTGCGCCGCGAGTCGCTCAAATACTTCGGTCTGGCTGACGGCACCGCTTTCAACGCCACGTTCCGAGGTGCCTTCAAGGGCCAGAAGGGCGCGGTGACAGCGGTCGTTGCCACCCTGCGCGGTCGCCTCAAAGAGGTCGATCTGGGTGACTGGAAAGCCGGTGATGCGGCCGAGATCAAACACGCCGTTGCGGTCACGTATTACAAGCTCGAAATCGACGGGCGCCTGATGTACGAGATCGACATGGTCGCCGGCATTCAGGTGATCGACGGCAAAGACCAACTGCTCGAAGTGCGCAACGCGCTCGGCTTGTAAGGAATAGATCCAGATGACTCAAGCAATCGCTCAAAACCTGCCCGCCTGGCTGTCGCTCAGCGCGCATGGCGCGGTCGTGACGCTGACCCGCCCAACCAAAGCCAACAGCATCGACGTTGAGACGCTGAACCTGCGTAACCCGACCGTGCGTGAAGTGCGTGCGGCTGACCGTGCTGCCAACGGCGACGACGAACAGCGCGAGCTGATGCTGTTCGCAGGTCTCGCCGAAGTCGGACTGAAGGATCTGGAAGGCCTCAAACTGACCGACTATCGCCGCGTGCAGAAAGCTTATTCGCACCTGGTACCGAAAACCGATTATTCGGACTCGATGCCGGCGTGGTTGTCGCTGACCACCGACCAGGTGCTGGTGACGCTGTCGTGCCCGAGCGAAATCAACGGCGTGACCGTCGATAAGCTGGCCTTGCGTTCGCCGACCGTGGGCGACGTGCGGGCGGCCAACCGTGAAGTCGGTGGTGATGATGAGCAGCGCGAGCTGGTGTTGTTTGCTGCATTGTCCGGTGCGCCTGTCGCGGATCTGGAGGGGCTGAAGCTGGTGGATTTTAACCGCTTGCAGGCCGGCTATTTTCGCATGGACAACGACGACGGGCTTTAACCCCTGCGTTATCAAGTCGGCGGCGAAACGTCTGGCGGCGGAAACCGGATTTTCCGCCGCCGAGATCCAGTCGATGCCGTTCGCGGACATGGTGTGGTGGCTCACAGATTGAGCCGCCACCTGTAGTGCTGGGCTCATGAGGGCCATGACATGGCAAACAAACTCGCTCTCGGGCTAGTGATCGGCGGTGCCGTCAGTTCCACGGTCGGCGCCGCGTTCAAGGACGTGACGGGGCGCATCAAGCGCCTCGAGGCAGAAGGCAACAAAGCGCGCGTGCTGCAGCGCACGATTGGCGACACCATCCGCCTGCGCGAAGAATGGAAAAGGGCTCACGACACCGGCGCTGCCGGTGGGTCCAAACTACTCAACCGTTTGAACTCGAACCTCGACAGCTTGAAAAAGCAGGGGGTCGAGGTCGGCCGGCTGGAAAAGGCCTATCGCTCGATGGGACAGACGGCCAACAAAGCCGAGCTGAAAGCCAAGGGCCATCAGCAGATTGATTCTGGCGTAAAGGGCGTGAAGGGCGCTGTCGGTGCTGCGGTTGTAGGTGTCGGTGCCATGGCGGTACCGGCCAAGGTCAGCGCTGATTTTGGCGCCATTGTGCGAGACATCGCGATCAAGGCCGGCATTGCCAACAAGCCGCAAGAGCAGGAGATGTCGCGCAAGATCATCGACACTTCACGCGACACCGGCATGGCGCGCAACGATGTGGCCGACGTGGTCAATCAGTTGGTCGGCGCCGGTATGGACCTGAGCAAGGCGCTGGAATACGCGCCTGTCGCGGCCAAGTTTGTCGTGGGGCAGGGATCCAGCGGCGTCGATACGGCGAAGATGATCAACGCCCTGGGGCAGAACGCCAAGATCACCGATCCCAAGCAGATGCAGCAGGCGCTGGAAGCGATCGCCTACCAAGGTCAGGCGGGCAGCTTTGAAGCGGCCGACATGGCCAAGTGGTTTCCCGAACTGCTGGCCAACATGGCGAGCAACGGCATCACTGGCTTGGATGCGGTGACACAATTGGGTGCCATGCTGCAGGTGCAAATGAAACAGGCCGGCAGTTCGGACGAGGCGGCCAACAACCTGAAAAACTGGATGGGCAAAATCGGTTCGACCGATACGGTCAAGGCTTACGAAAAAGCCGGGATTGATTACAAGGGATCGATGCAGACCGGTTTGCAAAACGGTATGTCGACGCTTGAGACCAGCATGGCGCTGGCTCAGAAATACATTCAGGCGACCGATCCGGCGCGTGCGGCGAAAATGGCCGAGGCCACGGCAAAAATCAGCGAGCAAGCCGATCCTGAAAAGGCCAAGGCTATGATGGCCTCGCTGGAAGAATCCCTGCGCACCGGCGACCTGTTCGCCGACATGCAGGTCAAGGCCGCACTGTCGGCCTACATGCAGAACAAGGCGCTTTACAGCCAGCTCAAAAACGATTCGCGTGACGCGACCGGGATCCTCGACAAGAACCTCGCCGAGCGGCGCGAGTCGTCATCGCAGAAATGGGCGGAAATGGCCCAGTCGATGGATGACGCCATGCGCAGCATCGGTGATGCGCTGCGCCCGGTGACGGACACCGTGGCCGAGTCGTTGACCAAGGTTACTAAAGGCATTACGTCGCTGACGGATAGCGGGCCCGGGGTGGTTGCCGGTATCGCCACGGTCGGGGCGGGGCTGATCGCCTTAAAAGGGATCTTCAGCACGATCAAGATCAGCAAGGGGCTGCTAAACCTTGCGCGTGGGTCGCGCGGTGGCCGGAGTGGGAGCGAAGCCCGCAGTAAAAATCCCGGAGAACTTGATCTGGTAGCGACTGGCCTGGATGTTGTTTCGCGGGTGAAGGAAGCGGCAACGGGCGGCGGCCTTGGCGCCGAAACTGGCGCAGGTAACGACGGCGTCAAAAAGGTATTCGTCGTCAATGCCGGCGCTATGGGTGGCGGTGTGGATGCGTCGGGCGAATCGCGCCGACGTGGACGTGGGTCAAGCCGCAGCGCTCGGCGCCGGTCATTGCCGAGTTCGAGAGGTCCTCGTCCGTCTGTGCCACGTCCATCTGTTCCGGTTTCACGGCCACCTGTTTCGATCCCATCGCCATCAGTCCCTTCCGTTCCTGGCGGGGCATTGTCCAAGCTCGGCGTCGTCGCAGGAACCGTCGGTAAGGTCGGCAAGGCGGCTAAGGTCATTCCTGGCGGCACGCTGCTGGAGTCCGGCGCGATGGCGCTTGAAACCTTTCAAAACGCCAAGACCAAGGACGAAAAAGCCGAAGGTTACGGTTCGGCCGCGGGCAACCTGGCCGGCACCATGGCCGGTGCAGCAGCAGGCGCCGCCATCGGTTCGGTTGTGCCGATCATCGGCACCGCGATCGGCGGCATGATCGGTGCTTACCTGGGCAGTCAGGGCGGTGCGGCGCTGGGCGGGTCGTTGGGTAAGTCGCTGTTCGGCGGTGAGGATGAAAAGCCCGAGCAAACGGCAAAGGCGCCGGTGCCAACCACGCCGCTCATGATGGCGTCAGCGGCGCAGCAACGGCCGGTGTTGGGGGATGTCGCGCGCTCGATGGCGGTGACGGCGCCGCTCAAGTCGGCGGCGCTGGCTATCCAGCCCAAGGAGGCGGAAAAGCCGGTGCCTGCGAAGGTGGATCAGCAGTTTCAGTATTCACTGAGCATGCCGGTGACCGTGCAGGGCGACGTCAAGGATCCGCAGACTTTGGCGCAGGACCTGATGCCGCACATGCAGCGAATGATGGCGGACGCGGCGAAGAGTAATGCCGCCAAGCTGTACGACGAACCCCACCTGTAAGGAGGATTCATGGCTTACATGGAGCAGATGCAATCGAGCCTGAAGTACCTGGTCGAGGCGGCGGAAACCGGGCGGCGCAGTGCGGACGGCATGCTGACCCCGGTCAACGGTGCGATCCGCGAACTGACCGGCGCTGCGTCCGAGCTGGAGAACATCCCGTTTGTTGGTCCCGCCATCGGCGCCAAACTTCAGCGAGTGATGCGCGGCGTCGACGCGGCTCAGGCCAAGGTCGGTCAGGTGGTGGCGGTGTACGGCCGAGCCACCCGCGCGGCGGCAGAAGTGCAGGATCGGCTGGGTACTCTGAAGGAACAGGCGGGCAAGGCGGCCACGGCGATCAACAACGTCGCCGGTAAGGTCAGTCCGTCGCTGGCCAACATCGTGCCCACCAGTTCCTTTGCCGTGGAGGCCACGCCGGCGCCGGAGGCGGTCGAGCCGTTCCCGCATCTGATGATCATTCAGCCGCGCGATCCGAAGATTGAGCCGTATTACTTCAACCTGGACACGGCAGCTTTCGACGAGCTGAGCCGTTCGACCGAATTCCGCTGGGCTTCGCAGGAGCGGCTGACGCGCCGGCCGGCGAAGCAGGCTATCGGTATGGGCGATGAAAAGTTGACGCTCAAGGGCACGATCTATCCGGGCTTCAAAGGCGGTTTAAAGCAGCTCGACACCCTGCGTTCCATCGGGGCCAGGCTGCAACCGCTGACGTTGACCACGGGCTATGGCGAGGTGATCGGGACGTGGTGCCTGAAAAACATCAACGAGGAACAGTCCGCACTGCTGCACGGCGGGATTGCTCGCAAACAGGGGTTCACTTTGGAGTTTGAGCGCTATGGCGACGACATGCAGGACGTCTGACGGCGACATGCTCGATGTCATTTGCAACAACGTTTACGGCCATCTGAATGGCAGCGTCGAGGCCGTGCTCGATGCCAATCAGGGGCTGGCCGATGAGCCTCAGCCTTTCCGGTCGGGCGTGATTA